TCCAGTAGGCAATCGCGATGCTCGTGTTCGTGATGACGTTCGACTCGACGAGCACGTTCGACGCGAGCTGATCGACGAGGATCCCCGCCTCGTACGAGAAGTTGCGCACGGTGTTGCCCGTCACGGTGACGCCCGCCGGTCCGGGGTCGTGGTACATGTGGACGCCGGCGCCGCGCATCTGACCGCCGTCGAGGACGCTGTTGCGGATCGTGATCGAACCCGTGGCCGAGGCGACGTAGAAGAGTTGCTGGCGGCTCGCCATGAGCGAGTGGCCGAGGAAGGTGCAGCCCTCGACGGTCACGTCGTGGCCCCCGACCTCGACTTCGAGCAGGGCCGATCCCATGCTGTCGTCGTACGTCCCGCCGCCCGCCTTGAACGTGATGCCCGTGATGACGTTCGGGCCGCCGCGGAGGTACAGGAAGTCCGGGCGCCCGGAGCTCGTGAGGACGGGCGTCTCGCCGGGGTACGCCTGGAGCGTGAACGCCTTGGCCGTCGTGATGATCGACGGCACGGTGTACGTCCCGCCGTGAAGGGTCAGCGTTCCGCCTTCGGGCAAGGCATTCAGGGCGGTGGCGAGATCCGCGCCCGGTGAGAGGACCGTCCCGGGGTTCGGCGTCGGTGTCGGGGTCGGCGTCGGTGTCGGGGTCGGCGTCGCCGTCGGGGCGGGCGTCGCCGTCGGCGTAGGCGTCGGTGTCGGCGTTGGGGTCGCGGTCGGCGTAGCGTTTGGCGTCGGAGTCCGTGCGGCAAGCGCCGACTCGAGCGCGGCGATCCGGGCGTCCTGCTGACGGTCGTACCGCGTGGGGGTCGACGATGAGGCGCCGGCGAGGATCAGCGCGGCCACGCCGACGTAGACGCCGAGCCGCTTCACCGTTCAGCCCACATGTGAGCAGCGGCCCAGGCGTTCAGCGCGTCCTCTGCTCCTCTTCCCAGCGACGCGCCATCAGCTCGGTGATCTGCTTGAGCGTCCAGCCCTTCGCGGTCGGCTCGAGCCCCATCCGCCAGGCTGTCAGGTTCCCAGCCTCGGGCGGTGTGAACCCACGGATCAGCAGCGCCCGGTAGAACACCCGCACGGGCATGACCGGAAGGTCGTCCCGCTCGTCGGGTTGTGGCATGAGCCTGCGCCACCAGTCCAGCAGCACGGGTCACGGGGTCGGCTGTCCGAGCGCCTGCGCGATCGCGCGCAGTCCACCGAGACCGAGGAAGCCGATGACGGCGGTGACGACGGCGAACGCGCCGAGCGCCCGGTTCAACAGGCGTTCCATCCGATCGAGGCGGTCGTCGATCTTCCCGATGGCCCCGGACTCGCCCGAGCCGTCCAGCCCAAACAGGCGGGCGTTCAGCTTCGCGAGATCATTGGCCTCGGGACCAGTCACGGGAGCCACGAGTAATCCGGTTCGACCGGATCGTGCTTCGCGCCGGGAATGATCCTCGTCAACAGGATCGTGTGATCGCCGTCGGGAGTCCTCGTGTACCGCGCCGCCGAGGAGGAGGGAGGCAGCGCGGTACAGGGAGCCGGAAGGGTCAGGGAAGTGGCGCGAGGTACGCGCGCACGGGGGGAACGGGAGGACTGGTGACGGTCAGTCATTCCGCAGTTGATACTGCGGCCGGTATCACATCGACGCGACTACCGGGGTAGCTAGTTAGGCGGCGCGTGCCCGTTCGATCGCGATGGCGAGTTGAACGTTCGTTCGCACGTCGTACACGTCGCGGAGCTCGGCGATCCGCTTGCGGACGGTGATCTCATGGATGCCGAGCCGGTCGGCGGCGGCCTTCATTCCGCCCGTGGCGACGTATGCCTCCCACGCCTCGAGCTGGCGAGACGTGGCTTCGGTCACGCGCGGCCCCGATCCTTGAACGACTCGCGGAAGCCGCGCTTGTCGGCACACGTCGCAGCCCTCCTCGCCCATGTCAACGAACTTGGCGGCGGCCTTCGCGCGCTCGCCCTCCGCGACGAACGCCTTGATCCACGCCAGCTCCCTCGGTGTCAGCGGTGTACCAGGTGGTGCGACTGTTGGTCTGTCGGTCATCGGAGGACGTAGACGTTCCCGCGTCGCTCGTACTCGATGAACGGCATCGACAGGGCCGGCTCGTCGTCGTTCGCATACGCCGCGATGGAGACCGGCTGCGGGTCCGGCACGCGCCATGAGTGCGTGCCGTTCGTCGCGAGGTGGTAGCCATCGAGCGGGCCGCCCACGAACCGGAACGTCTCGGGCCGGGCCTTCGGCACGATCATCGCGCGGCACGTCAGGCACTCGAACCCGGCGCTCGGCACCTTCTCGATGACCGGCTTGCGACCATGGAGGTGCGAGCACTCGACGCCGTTGTGCTCCATCGTCCCCCACCGAGCCATCTGCGGATCGTCCTGCGGACGGGCGGCGCGATGATCGGCGATCCAGCCCTCGAGCTCGGCGCGCTGCTCGGGGGTCAGGTCTTTCTCGGACCACTTCGGTTCGGCCCGGTAATCAGGCAGATCGCCGTCCTCCGACGGAACGCCCGCGAGGAAGTTGAAGCGCCACCGGACGCCGTGCGCCTCAAGGGTCGCGTGAAAGTCGGGCCGCTGCGAACGGGTCATCAGGTCGCTCATCGCGTCATTGTCCTGTGGCGGTGTACCAGGTGGTGCGACTGTTGGACGATCAGTCATGGAATTAGGCCGCACGATCTTCGATGGCTTGGATGAGCTGCTGGCCGATCCACTCGGTGTAGGCCGGCGGAATGGCCTGCGAGAGTTCGCCATCGGTCATCCAGTCGATCCCCATCGCCTCGCGTCGGGCCGTGACCGGGAAGTCCTGGGTGTTGACGGATCGGCGGCGATCCCGGCCGTGGCCGCCGTAGACGCCGATGACGCGGGCGCGTTGGCCGTGAGCGCACGGCGGCACGAGGATCGGCCTCGGCTCGACCTCGAAACGGCGGTGGCGCCGCAGCTCTGCGTCACCCGAACCGAGTCCGAACGCGCCGCCGCAGAGGACGATGTAGTCGTCCATCGGCGCACCCTCCACGTTCTCGATGACGTAGGGCACGCCGAGCGGGATCAGGCGGGCGCGAGTCGGCGTCAGCAGGTCATCGTGGGGCTGCGCGTTGTACATGTGGCGAAGATCGGAGAACCCCTGACAAGGCGGGCTGGCGTGGATCGCGTCAAACCCGTCGAGCGGATACGTCATCGCATCGGCCTGGTGGAACTCGTCGCCGGCGTAGCGAGGCTGTGGATTGATATCGACGCCCGTGACATGGAAGCCCGCGAGCTGATAGCCGCGCGCCGCGCCGCCCGCTCCGCTGAATAAGTCCAGGAGCCGGGGCCTCTCACCCATCGGGCAGCCGCGTGTACGGTGGCAGCATCGTGTAGGCGTGGAGGATCGCTTCGGCCCACTCCATGTGCGCGCGGAGGTCGGTGTCGGTCAGCGGATTATCGCAGTACGGCTCCTGCATGCCGGTAAGCCGCCGCGCCAAATGCATCGCTCGCGCCAGCCGTTCCACATCGAGGGGCGCAGCCTCCGTGACCTCAGTCGCGGCTTCATCGTAGGTCACGTCAACGTCCTCATCTACCACGCCAAGGAGTCATCGAGAGGCCCGGAGCTGAAACCCGGACAGCAGTAGAGACGGCAGTGGAGTCGCGCCGAGCATCATCCATCGGTGCCCAATCGCGCTGAAACCGAGCATGATCCGCCGTCCCGGCGGGGTGGCTCCGAGCCACTGGGAGGAATACGTCCATTCACACAGTCACGCACGGTTCATCCGCCGTTCGTGCATGAGTCGTCGGGCTGGACAGCAGTAGGGATAGCAGCAGCATCGGTCAGCCGAGTTTGGCCGCTTCGTCGATGACCTTCTGGCATCGGTCGATGACCTCTTGGCCGGTGCTGTCCCGACCACGCGAGCGCAGATACTCCAGCGCATCGTTGAGCGCGTCCCGAGCAGCGACGTAGCGGCCTCGCTGGAGGTTCTGGGCCGTGATGAGCTGGAAGTGCAGGGCTCGGATCCGGCCCGCTGGCGCAAGGTGGTAGACGCCAGCGGTCACGGTCGGCGCGCCGACCTCATCGAGCGCCTCGTCAACGTCAGTCTTGGTGTCGATCATCGTCCGTCTCCAATCATCAGTGGCGGCATCGCGCCATCGCGGTAGGCGTCGGGGAGCTGCTTGTCGGCCCACTGGCCCATCGTCGTGCCACCGGGAAGGACCAAGTACGCCAGCAGCGCTTGGGATACCGCGTCCGGACCCTCGTCGGCGGCGAACTCCAACGTCGCCCTGAGCCACAGCAGCCGCGCCCGCCAGCGCCGTCGCCATTCCTTCTCGATCCGGTCGTCCCAACCGGCGTTCGTCCGGAACCGGGAGCGGATGTCGGAGATCGTCGGCTTGACGACCTCGAAGCGGTACGGCAGTCCGTGAAGGCTGAACTGGATCGCAGCGCGGGTCGGCTCCTCGGCGTAGGCGAAGTGCTTGACGCCATGCTTTGAGAGGAGCGCCCGGATTTCGGTCTGAGACTGCTCGACACGAACGGACGTGCCCTCGGCGTAGCGCAGACTCACCCGATCGCCTCCTGCAATGCGTCTGCCGCCCCGGTCAGCAGCTCGCGGGTTCGGGCGACGTAGCCCTCGGTCATCCGCTCGTTGGTGTGGCCGCCCAATCGACGGGCAGCGTCCATGCCCATCGCGTCGGCGACGACGGTCAGGGCGTACCGTCTGAGGTCGTGTGGGCGAACGTGGCGCACGCCGGCCCGCTTGCACGCCGCTCCGAGGACCCACTGCACCGTCGTCTCGGCGAGCGGCTGTCCTTCGGCGGTGGTGAACACGATCTGATGGCCCGGTCCGGCCTCGTCGGTCCGACGCCACTTGCGACCGGCCGCGATCCGATCCTGCGCCTGGTGGACCTTGTGAGTACGCAGCGCCTCTTGGACCGATGGCGGGAGGATCGCGACCCGTCCCGCGGAGTCGGTCTTGGGGTCGGTCAGGACGTGCTCGCCGTCGATCCGCTGGAGCTGGTATCGAACTACTAATTCACGGCTAATGTCGCCAGAGTTAGTCGTCAGATCCATCCAGCGGAGCCCGGTCGCCTCGCCGATGCGTAGGCCGGTGCCCGCGAGCAGGACGTAGAGGGCGTGGAGCCGATGCGTCTCCAACTCATGAAGGACCGCGCGGACTGTCGCGGTGTCGGGTGCCGTCAGCTTCGTCCGGGTGCCCTTGACCCGTGCCAGCGCGGCCTCATTCGACGTGACGTGGCCCGCCCGCTGGGCGTCCTTGATCGCGGTCGACAGGACGGCGCGGGCGTTCGACCGGGAACCCTCGGCGACGAGGCGCAGCGCGGCCTCCACGTTGGTCGAGCGGAGCTTGCGCAGCGGGATGGAGCCGAGCTCGGGCAGGATCAGGCGGATCGAGCGTTCGTAGACCTTGATCGAGTTGGGGCGGAGGTCACTCGTTTCCAAGGATCGGAACCAGAGCGTCATCCACTTGCCGACCGTCATCCGGTCGTCGGGCATCGGGCGGGCCGCGTCTCGGGCGGCGCGGAGCTCAAGCAGCATGGCCTTCGCCTCGCGTTCCGACGATGCGTAGCGCGCCCTGCGAATGGGCCGGCCCTCGAGCGTCCAGCCGACGGTGATGCTTGCGGCCCACGGCTTCTTTCGCCCCGGAACCGGGTACGTCGTGCCGTCCCCGTTGCCCCGGTGTCGCGGCCTCCCCATCGGCGGGATCATAGGACTTCCTTCGGTCGATCCAGGCATCGACGTCCCCTTCGTCAAAGCGATACTCCCGGCCGAGCCGGACGTGTGGCATACCGCCCCGCGCCATCGCGATGCACTTCGCGCGCGAAACTCCGAGCTTGCGTGCGAGCGCGTCCGGGCTCAGTAGGTCTCCCATCGTCAAGCGTTCGCCAGTTCCAAGAGGACGTCGGCGTGACACGGCTCGTCCAACGGGCACCAGCACGCGAGGTCGCGGCCGCGAAGGGGCGAGACGTCGATGCCCTCGCGCTTCACCCACGCGCGGTAGATCAGGACCGATGCGTCGGCGCTGAGGTTGTACCGCGTGACCCGGCCATCGACGCGCCAGACGCTGCGACCCACCGGCCAGCGATTGCCCCAACGGGTCGGTCGCCCGACGTACACCGCGCCGGGCGGCATGCGCCAGCCCTTCGTCCGTTGACGTTGGATCCGGCGCGGCGCAGCCTCCGCGCTTGGCGCGGCCTCCTCGTTGGAACTCAGTAGGTCCCCCATGAGCGTTAGGAGGAGACCTCGGAACGGGCGGCACGAAGTCGATCGAAGTCCTCGGCCGGGACCGCGACCCATTCGCCGACGAACGCCGGGAGGTCGTCTCCGAGGAAACGGACGTTGCGGGTCAGACGGGCCGCCGCTTCGATGCGGCGGAGGCGGTCATAGTCATTGACCGCCGCGACGATGAGGCGCGCGTCCGCCCCGCCCTGCCGGGTTGTCACGTCGCCGCGCGTCGGGTTCGGCAACGGGACGACTTGCGGGTACGCCGGGTCGCCGTCCACCATTACGGCCGGGCTCCCGTAGATGCGCGAGTAGCTGTCCCAGAACCACGGCCGGGGCGTAGCCTCCGCGACCGCAGGCGCGGCTTCCTTCGTCATCGCTTAGCCTTCCTTCGTTACTGGATCACCGGGAGGGGTGGCGAGAGCGGCGAGCCGCCCGTACTTCTCCTCGGTCGTGTGGCCGTCCCAGCCGACCGGCGCGACGGTGCCGAAGCCGTCGAACAGGTCGAAGTCGTCCGGCCCGACGTGCCATGACACCTGACCGCGCGGCGTCTCGGCGTACACGATGACCCAGCCGGCCGCGTCGGGAGCGTCGGCGAGCCAACAGGGCCAGCCGTTCGTTCGGATGAGCGCCGCGACGACGGCGTTCCGTTCGCGATAGGCGTCGTTCAGCCCTTCTGGGGCAGCCTCTCGGTTGGGAAGGGCGGCTTCCGCCTCGTCGAGGAAGCGCTCGGCTTCGGCGGTCGGGAACCGACACTGCGTCTGCGTACCCGGCTTGTGGGCCTGAGCGCGACACGTCTGAGCGTGGATCGTGCGCTCGACCACCGCCCGGAACCGTTCGACTCGCTCGGGATCACGCTCGCTCGGTGTCTCAGACATGGTTGCCCTCCTCGTCGTGCTCGCGGTTGCGCGCCTCGTCGGGATCACCGGGAGGGGTGGCGAGAGCGGCGCGGAGAACGGCCTCGGCCTTGCGCTTCCGGTCACCAGCATCGCGGTACATCGCGGCGATCAGGTGCGGGTCGCCGAGACGGGCCTCGCCCGCGTCGCGAATGTCGTCGGTCGCCTTGAAGTAGTCGGCCAGCGTCTCTCGGAGCCCTTCCGGGGCAGCCTCTCGGTTGGGAAGGGCGGCGAGGATGGCCGCGACGATCTCCGAGGCGAGCCCAACGTACTTGTCCACGGGACGCTTCTCGACGACATCGACCGCTCGCATCGCAGCAGCCAACCGACGCACGTCGGGCTCTCGCAGCCCTTCCCCCGTCAGCTCGCTCGGTGTCTCGGGAGTGGTCATCGAACGGGAACCGCGAAGATGGCGAGCCGTTCCACGTCCGCGACGATGGGGTCGTCTTCGGCGAACAGGTCACTGACGGGGCGGAGATGGTTCTTGCCGGTCGCTGTCCAGAGGTAGCCGAGCAACCGCCGCGCCTCTTCCTCCGAGTCCTCCTCGTCGCGGTGATAGTTCAGCATCCCGGCGACCTCCTCGATGGCGGCGTTGTAGCCGTCCTCGCCGGTCCATGTCGCCGGTCCGGTCCACGGCTCGGAGCGCGTCGTCCAGTCGCGCAGTTCCTCGATGAGCGTTTGCTTGCGGCTCACTGCTCTCCTCCGTTCACGTCATCTGCTCCTTGGGGTTGACGAGCGGGATCCCATGAGCCAGAGCGTTCGGGAGCCGCGCCGTCGTTGGCGAACCACGTCCAGCGCTCGCCCCACGCCTCGATCCGAGATCCGTCGGCGTACTCGTACCGGACGCCGCTGAGACCTTCGTCCTCGGGGATCGCGCCGACCCAGACGAGCGCCGGAACCGTGCCGCGGTACTCCTCCGCGATGAACGCCCGGAGCTCGTCGATCGAGCCGCGCGACGCCATCTTCGTCCGTCCTTGGCGCGTCTCCACCTGGCTCTCTCCGGTCATGGGTGTCTCCTTCACGAACTCTGAGAAAGAGGCCGGGCTGCGCCCGGAGCCTTCGGCCCGGTGAAGATCCACACCTCGAGGCCGGCTTCACGGGCGGCGGAGATCAGGTGCGCGGTCCCCTTCGACGTGCCGTTCCAGAAGGCGACGACGAGCTCGGGCCGGCCGGAGCGGATCATTGATTCGTTGCGGATGACGCCGGCGGCGCGACCCTGTTCGTCCCACTTGGCCGGGAACGGGAGCACCTTGATCCGGTGGCCGTTGGCCCACTCGCGAGACAGCTCGTCGGCGCCGCGGGCCTCCCCTTCGATGAGGACGGTCACGTCCTGGCTGGCGTGGATGCCGTCGAGGACGCCGAACAGGTAGTCGCGATTGCTCCACTCGCGGCTCCCACTGACGAGCAGCCTCATGCCAGCTTCTCCAGGTACGGATCAACCGGCTGGATCTCGTCGTCGGTGTCGCGCAGCTCCCCGTGGAGCAGCTTCCATTCGCCGTACTCGACGACGACGTAGGCCCGCGCCTTGCGCCCGGCGCCGGGCTTGTCGGTCACGATCAACACGCGAGATTGGGTGGCTGTGACCGGGATGCCGGTGAGCCAGCGCCACACCCGCTCGCTGAACGCGGCCGGGCCGGACTTCGATTCGTAACTGAACATGATCCCCTGCCCGTCGTGGTTCGGGTTGTTGCCGGCCAGGTTCCGCCCGCCGAGGCCGACGATCTGTCGACGCTGGATGTCCTTCCCTCGCCGGGCTGCCCTTCGCCCGCGGTCCATTGCGTCGGGGTCGATCGTCTTGGCGCAGACGCCGCACACGATGTCGCCGCCGGACATCCGTCGCTTCCACTTCGGATGGCGGCAGTTGCGAACCGGATCACGGGGTTCGTCGAAGGAAGGCGGCCACTCGTCGGTCATGCCGCGCAGCCCCGCTTGTGCTTGCCGTCCTTCATCCCGCAGTCCTGGCAGATCAGCCGGAGGCGGCCACCGTCGTGGCGGTAGTTCGTCACGGCTTCGATGTGGCCGGTCGGGACGGCGAGATCGAGATAGAACCGGCCGTCGTCGTGGTCCCAGCGACCCTGGACGACGAGCGTCTCGTGGCCGAGGACGCGGCTATCGGCGAGCGCCTGGAGTCCGGCCGGCGGGAGGGCCAGCCCCTCGATCTCGTGGCCGGGCTTGCCGAGGTATTCCTTGAGCAGATGCGGTGGACTGAACGCGACGTACTTGGTCACGACAACGACTCCCGCCGGATCTCTTCCATCGCCGCCGCCCGCTCGGCGTCGGTGACGACGCGGATCGTCCGCGGCTTCGGCTTGCGGTTCCGCTGCTCCCGCTCCAGGCCTCGAGCGAGGCCGGCGAGGGTCCGGTCGATCAGCGTCTTGCGATCGGGATCCGCGGTCGCCTCGGCCCGCATGGCGGCCGACACGTTCTCGTCGCCGTAGGTGGTTGCGGCTTCGCGCAACTTGTCCCCGGACCACTGGCCCCACGGGCGGTAGAGGGTCAGCTCGTAGTAGGTGTCGAGACAGTCACGATCGGCGGCGGCGGATGCCGGACTATCTCTCTCTTCTTTCTTGTCTCTCTTATCTCTCTCCTCTAGCGTGACATTTGTGTCACGCGGCATGTCACGATCGTCCGTGACACCCCCGCGTGACTCCTTGTCACGCTGACGCTGCTCTTCCTTCCGCTCGGCGGGCGTCTTGATCGCGTTGTACGTCTCGCCGTCGTGGACGGTCAGACCGTCGAGCAGATGGTGTGTGCGGTACAGCGCCACGAAGCGGTAGTACGGTCCGGCGACGTGCTCCAGGTGTGCTTCCGAGGCGAACGTCCAGCGTCCGTACCGCTTGGCGGCCATGAGCAGGCGATACCAGCCGAGCTCGGCGGAGTCGGCCTTGCCGACGGCGTCAACGCGGACGGCTAGCATCTTCGGGTGCTCGTGGAAGGTGGCAGACAGGCGGAGCCAGACATTCATGCGTCCACCAGGAGCGGCCAGTCGGCCGGATCGTGGTTGCTCTTGCGCACGTTGCACGGCTTGCACGCCGGGACGAGGTTGGACGGATCGTCCGTGCCGCCCCGAGACACCGCGACGCGGTGCTCTTTCTCGAGCGGAACGTCCGTCGCGCCGCAGTAGGCGCAGGCGTTTCCAAAGGCCGCGAGGATCGGCAACCAGACCCGATCGGGGATGTAGCCGCGCCGACCCCGCCGTTGCGCCGATCTCTCGGCGACGAGCCCGCGGAACCACCGCGCCAGAGCCCGATCGTCGTGCCACCACGGCTCCTCTTGGGATCGGTAGTGGATGCGGACGTGGCTCGACGTGACGATCGCGAGCGGTCCATCGAACCAGCCGCGCGGATAGAACCGCGCCCGGTCATCGCTCACGCCGCGTCCTTGATCTCGGCGCGGCGGACCCGTTGCCATGCCGCTTTGTATGCGCGAGTGCCACGTTCGGCCTCGGTGTTCGCTCGAGTTGCGCGCTGTCGGGCAGCCTCCAGTTCCCGTCGCTCGGCTGCTTCGGCCGCCGCGATCGTCGGATCGAGGCCCGCGATGTAGGCGCGATAGCGGATCGACTTGCGGATCTGCATCGCGCGCCACTCGGGATCGAACGCGCGGCGCGCCTGGTAGAGCTTCGAGCGATCGGACTCGCACGCCTTGCAGCGCCAGAACCGCGGCGTCGGCCAGAACTCGGCGGTGATCGGTAGCCAGTCGCGGCAGCCGTAGCAGTAGAGCTCGGCGTCGTGGTCTCGGGTGATCCGCAACCGGACCCGCGGTGGCCTCGTCGTTATTGCCATCTGTCTCCCTCCGGCGGTGACGGTCGCCTTCGGCCGTTCTAGCGGTTCGCTGGTTCCTTCTGATCGCACTCCTGGCGCATGCACACGCGGAACGCGGGGTACGGCTTGCCGGTCTTCTTGGACACGCCGGCGGGGACGACGCGGGCGCCGCCGTGCTCGGGGCAAACCCAATCCGACGTCGACTCGACCGGCGTGAACGTCTGCGCGGGCGGGCCCACGGGCGGACCGTTGTCAACGCTGACCGTGGCCCCGTCGGGGATCGTGATGCTGATCGTGATGGTCGTCATGCCGCCCTCCTCAAGTCTTCCCTCGAGGCGCGGACATAGGCTGCCGCCCGTGCGAGGATCAGTGGGTCATCGCGGAAGTGGCCGAGGGCCACGTTGCAGTTGTGACAGAGCAGTCCGCGGACGCGGCCGGTGTCGTGGTCGTGGTCGATCCGGTCGCCCGGCGATCCGAACCCGCCGCGACAGATCGCGCACAGTCCGCCTTGCGACGCCAGTAGCGCGTCGTACTCAGCGTCGGTGAGTCCGTGGTCCCTGAGCCGGTCGGCGTTCGGCTGCGCGACCCGCTTGGCACGCGCCCGCTCTAGGCGAACGTCACGCTCCCGCTGGTAGCGGGCTCGGCTGGCCGCCGCGTAGCCGTCGGGATCCGCTGCACGGCGGGCGTTGTCGAGCGCCCGGCGCCGAGCTTCGATGGCCGGCCGGTTCGCCTGGTAGCGGGCCTTCTCACGCGCCAGCAGCGTCTCGCGGTGCGCGCGGTAGTACGCGCGGTTGGCGGCGCGCTGGCGTTCGGTCGTCTTCATGCCGCCGCCGCCGATCGGCGCCACTCGCCCATGCCCGCGCTCAGTCCGCCCTTGCGCCGATAGAGCTCGAGGCACGACAGGAACATCGACCAGTAGTCATCGACCGACGTGTACTCGACCAGTCGGCTCCGATCGGGCCGGACATGGATGACGCCGAACCTCGTGACGGCCGGGATGGTGTAGCGGATCGGATCGGCGGCCCGGCCGATGAAGTCGGCGCGGGCGTAGGCGACGAGCTGCATCCCCATCTCCGGGTAGCACGCCTTCCCGGTCTTGATATCCAAGAGCCATCGCTCGCCGTCGATCCAGGCGATCGCGTCGAGGGTTCCCGCGTAGCCGTGGGTCGTCGAGCAGACCATCTCCTCGAGGACGATGAACTCGGGCCGGATCTCCGCGAGCCAGGCCCGGTACGACTCCACGAACGGCGTCTCGTCAGCGGTGAGCTCGACGTCCTCGCCGCGGACCGTTGCCTCGGCTAGCGCGTGGACCCGCGAGCCGAGGTCGGCGGCGGTGTCCCGCTGGAAGTCCGGGATGGACTGGAGCCAGGACTGCGCGCTGGCCGGCCCGCCGTCCTTGACCATCGTCGAGAGGACGTCGAGGTTGCGGATCGCGCAGGCCGCCGTCTCCCGCTTCGCCCAGCCAACGAGCGCGTCGCCGGTCGAGAGCGTCTTCGTGACGGTCGTGACGGACGGCATCGGGCCGGCGCCGTCGAGGTAGTAGCGGTGCGCGGCGTCCCGCGTCAGTCCTTCGGTCAAGTCCTCTCCTCTTGGGTTGTGGCCGGACGGGTGCCCTACTCCCCGCCCGGCCCTCGGTCCGCATCCCCGGCGGCGTTGGAGCGCTCAGCGCTCCGGGCAGAGCGAGAGTCGGGGGGTGTCGACTCCATCGCCCTGCCCGCAGAGCTGTGACGTCCGTGACATGCCTTGCAGGGAAGATGCTCGAACCGCTCCCGGTGGAAGCTGCATCGGATTGAGCAGGGTCGTCGGCTGCGCGTTCACAGCGCGGCCGCCGTCGAGACGAAGCCCAACAGCCCGGCGCAGGCAGCCAGCGCGAGGACGAGGGTCATCACCCGAGACTCGGCCAGGAGGACCGTCAGCGAGCCGAGCAGGACGATCAGCGCGAGCTTCGCGAGGACCGCGCTGGCCGGGTCGATGTTCGCGATGAGGGGGTTCCGCTCGATCGCATGGCCGGGGACGATCCAGAGGACGAACGCCAGTCCGTCGAGCGCCAGCGTGGCCGTGGCGCCGAGGTACAGCGAACGGTTCAGACGGGCGGTCATGGCCGCGTGCTCCGGCGCCGTCGGCTGGCCCTGAAGTAGAGCGCTTCGTCAATCGCGTCGACGACACGGGCATCGACCACGCACGCCATGTCGGCTCCGCGCCCAAGGGCCGCGATCGCGGTTTGCGCTGCGATGACGCACCGCCAAATCTCCGGCGCCGTCTGGTGGTCATGGTCGTGGTCGCAGACGACCGGATGGAGCGCGCCCCGCACATCCTCCTCGCGGTCGAGCTCTTCGCGAAACCGGTTCATCAGTGGATATCCGTCAGGCCGAGCGTGAAGACGAACGCGAGCGCCAGCAGGCAGAGCGCCGTCCCGTAGACGAGGTTCAGCAGGCGACGCCGGACGGTCATCCGCGCAAAGCCGTCGCGCGGCGTCAGCCAGTCGTCCCGCTCGACTAACACGCGCGGCTTCATGCCGCCTGCCTCTTCAGGAGGGGGCCGAGCGAGAACCGTCCCCGGTCAGCGCGCTGAGGATCCGCCCGCCGCTCCGGGTGGAGGGTGATGCCGATCGACGCGAGATGCGTCACGCACGCCTGGCACGCGATCCAGTGACCGCGCCGGCCCGTCTGCCGGAAGAGCGCGGTGTCCGCGCCGTCGTGCTGCGGGAGAAACAAAAATTCACACGAATGCTCGGCGATCATGCGGCGGTCCCCTCGTCGTCAAAGTCGACGGCCAGTTGACCGAGCCGTCGTGTGCTGGCGTGAACCAGTCCACCGAGGACGGTGCAGGCCTCGGCCGTCTGGTCGTTGGTCAGGAGCCGGATCACCACGGAGGCGTCGTTGCGGACGCGCCGGATGAACGTCAGCTCGTGGGAGCGGTTGGCAGCGAGTTCAACGCGAGAGTCCGCGAGCTGGCCGCGAACGTCCTGCTTGCGAATGGAGGCCGGAGCGGCGAGCGCCATCGTCACGCGGCTCCCTGCTCTGTCGCAACGTTCTTGAACGTCGCGAGGGCGGCCCGGTAGGCAGTGACCTGCTCGACCTGAGGGCTCGCCGACTTCTCGATGATCCAGACAGTCGAGCGGGCGACCCCCATCCGTGCGGCCAGGTCCCCGGCCTTCACGTCAGCGGCCACCCGCTCGAGCTTGAGTTCCTTGCCTGTGGTTGCCATGCCGTCATTGTCCATACGTCGCGACGTTTGTCAATACGTCGCAGACGTACGGCGATGTCGCAACATGAAGTTGCGACGTGTCGCGACATTTGCCGTTACGGTGCGTAGGTGAAGTCCGACGAGGCACGCGGGCGATTTGCCACTTGGCTCCGCGCCCAGCGGCGCGCGCCGCGTCCGGGCCTACCGAACGGGTGGAAGGAAGCTGAGACGGTCCGCCGTCTTGAGGCAGCCGTCCCCGGAGTCTCGTTCGGAGCCTATCGCGACATCGAAGCCGGAAACCGACCGCCGACCGTTGAACAGCGGAAGGCGATCGAGGCGGTGTTCGGCGCGATCCCGGACTTCGACCATTCGGCGGGGTCGGGCGGTGTGACGGCCGCCGACCCCGCCGCCCTCATCGAAGCACTCGCCGCGCAGACGAAGGCGATCGGCGAGCTCGTCGAGGAACTCCGCCTCAGCCGACTGGCGCAACCTCTTTCGATTGACGATCAGATCGAGGCTGCGGAACGGGCGCTTGCCGAACTGAAGTCACGTATACCGCAACCCCAACCGGCCGGCCCTGCTCGCAGCGCTGGCGGAACTCAATCATCGTCAGCCCAAATGGAAGGCGCCGGCGCTGGCCGTCTCGGAGCGTCTCCCGCATGAGCGCGATGTACGGCTTCCAGGTGTCTTCCTGGTACGCCTCATCGAGTGGCAGCCCGACCATCGGTCGGTCGGTGAGCGCGATCCACTCGTCGTCCGCCCACTCGCAGACGAGACGCTCTCCGCGAAACAGAGCCAGCATGGCCCACCCCGTAGCTTGCCTCGATATCGAGGCGACGATGACGGCGGGCCGCGTCAGGTTGCGTGTCAGGCGACCGAACGGCTCGGTCAATCCCGACGATACCGCATTACAGAAACCCGTTGCATCCGCACGTTTTCGTTACAGGCTGACGTGGTGCGCGCGGGCAACGCAAAAGAGCCGCCGTCCCGAAGGACGGCGGCATGGGAGGAACGGCGATGAGACGGTGGCGGAAGACGACCTGGGTGATCGTGATCTGGACGGTCCTCATGGTGCTCTGGATGGGCTCGGCGATCGGGGCGTCCGGCAAGGTCTCGGCGGACCCGAACTACGCGGCGGGCATCGCCACGCTCGGGGTCACCTTCCTGATCGTGCTCTGGCTGCTCGTGCTGGCTCCGTTGGCCCTCGTCTGGTTCGGGACGCGGCCCAAGGAGAACGTCACGGTCTACGGCCCCGACGGGCAACAGGTGATGGTCTCGGAGAAGGAGGCCCGCAAGCGGGTCGAGCAGGGCTGGACGTACCAGCGGGTCGGCTAGAACAGGTTTTGCCAAGCGGAGCCGTCCCAGCAGCGCAGCTTGTGGGTCGTCGTGTTCATGTAGGTCTGGCCTTCGACGGGCGAACCGGGGTCGGCTGTCAGCCTCGGGAACACGACGCCGGCGCCTTCGATCGTCACGGGACCGGCGGTGAACAGATCGATCGACGTGGGCTCGATGTCGACCGATGAGAAGTCCGCGCCAGAGTTGTCCGACACGCTGATGATCGCGGCCTTCGAGAACGCGGAGCCCGCGATCGTGATGTCGGCGCCATCGGTGCCGTCGCCCGCGACGAGCTTGGCCTGGTCGCTCTGAAGGTTCAGGTAGGCATCTCGCCCCGTGCCGGGGTCGATCTCCCCGAGCCGGTGGTAGCCCGTCTGGAACCGGAGAGCCGGGACGTCGTCGTCGAACTGCGCGCCCCCGCCGCCGGCGACGGTCCCGCCCTGACCCGCCGAGCTGTGGTCGTGCTTGCGGAGTCCGCTTGATCCACTCATCGGGTCACCTAGCAGTTGGGAGGGACGATGTAGGCGGCCGTCACGGTGGTTCCGGTCGTGATCGTCGGGGTGTAGGCGGGGGAGTAGTCGAGCGTGACCGGGAAGCTGAAGATCCCCGCGACCGGGTCGTCCTCGTTGATGTTCGCGCTCGACTGATACCGGCTCCCGACCGTGAGCGGATAGCCCGCGTGCTCGATGAAGGCGGCGATCGTGCTCGGGAGGTAGGAGTTCTTGAGCTGGTACTGGCGCGGCCCGAGCTGGGTGACCGAATCCTCGACGACCGTCGTGTGGCCGTACAGGTTCGTGGGCGTCAGGTTGATGTTGTCGAGACGCATGATCTGCGGCGCCACTGCGACGCCACCCGGAGATCGCCCGATCGTGGCCCCGAATGCCGCGTTGGCCCGCATCGGGGCGAGGAGCGTCGTCTCACCGTCCCACGCGGCGGGCTCGGTCGTGCCGGCTACCCAGATCTTCGCCCGCGAGGCGCAACCCGGCCCGTCGACTTGCCAGCGGATCGTGTACCACGTGGCCGCGAGCAAGGTCGGCAGGGTGAAGGTCGCCGATGACCCGCCGCGCTCCATGAACAGCGTCGTCGGGTCGATCGAGCGGATGATCTGGTACGAGACGCTCGCCATCGCGAAGTTGAACTGGTTGGCCGATGCGAGGTGGACCTGGAGCGTGAACTGGTTGATCGCGGCGGCGTCGAACCCGTACTGCCCGAAGTAGACGTCCGTCGTGACGTCGAAGCCGTGGTCGGCGAGCTGCCAGCCGAAGTCGTAGTCGGCGTAGTCGTAGCCGCCGAGCGAGGGTTCGTTGATGAGCCCACCGGAACCCATGCCGCCTGGGTCCCAGCCGGTCGCGAGGAACGTCGCGCCGTCGATCTCGAACGAGTTGGGCGGTGGTGGTGTCTGGGCCCCGCCGTCCGTCTCGGCGAACCACTGCTGGCCGGTGTCGGCCTGGCCCCACAGATACCACTGGCCGTTGGGTCCGGGGGTGGTCGGGGCGTTGTCCCAGGTGATGATCCGCCCGAACGTATCGACGAGGGTCGAGGCAGTCGACTGGATGACGTTGTGCGGCGAGCCCGCGGTATCACCCGGATCGACGAGCCCGCTCGAGCCCGGTAGCCCGCCGCAGCAGTCGCACGGCTTCGCGACGAACCCGACGACCGACCCGTGGATGGCCGCGGACTCGTCCGGTGCGTCCTCCGCCGCCGCGCCCTCGCCGAGCGGCGCGTAGGCCCCGTCCTCGCCCGCGATCGCGGAGCTGTCGGGATCAAGCGGCAGGGGCGCAGCCGCGGCGCCGCCGCAGGGGACGTATCCCCCGGACTCGCCGAACAGGGCGGCGTCGTCGGTCATGTCTCGTAGAAGAACGACGCGCCTTCGGCGGCCGTGCCGTGGATGTACACGTTGGCGATGTCGTCGACGCCGAACGTGACGCTTTCACCGGGTGAGAGCTGGAAGCCGCCCGTCGTGTTGTTCGTCCCTGCGGTGACGGTGGCGCCCCCGACGTAGAGCGTGTCATCGTTGGTGACCCACGCCTTGACCGTGACCCGCACGCAGGGCGTCGCGCTCCCGCGCAGGGCAGTGCTGGTCGGTCCGGCCGCAACGGCGATCGAGCCGTGACCCGCCAGCAGCGTCGCGTCCTCGACGAGAGCAGGCGCGGTCGGATCGCCAACCCCGTCCGCGATGATCGTCCGGCCCGCGGCCTTGAGCGCCGCCGCTCCGTCGATGTCGATGATCGAATCGACGAGGGCTCCTTGGCCCTCCAGAAGAAAGTCCGGATTCGCCATCAGGTGGTCCTCATGTCTGCGGGGCGGTGCGAGCGGTGACGTGGTAGTGGAGGTCGGTGGTCGCCCCGGTCGTCAGCGTCGCGGCGGTTCGGCCGTGCTCGTCGGTCTCGGACGTGATCGCGACGAGCGTCCCCGCTGACACCGCCACGCCGGCCCGGTCCTTCGTCACGAGCGACCAATCGACCGGGATCCCGCCGCGCCGCACGGGCTTGTCCGAGGCATCGACCATCTGCGAGTAGATCGTGTACGCGGTCGAGGGCCGGAGGTGGGTCGTCGGCATGTAGATCTTGTGCTTGCGCGCCGGCAGTCGGGTCGGGTGGATCTTCTGCGGCTGGCTGCGGTACTTCTGGCTGAACCGCGCGATCGGGAAGTCCCCGAACTCGAGGGTGTAGACCCGGAAGGGCTGACCCGCCTTCAGTGATCCCCGGACGGCCTGGATCGGCATCGCCTTCCCGTACAGGGACGGGGGAAGGCGGGCGTCGAAGATCTTGATCTGCTGTCCCACCCGCCAGGTGTCGATGACGTCCTTGTCGGAGCCGACCGTCACGGTCCCGCGGATGCGCGAGCGGTTGTTGAACGACTGGTACGCCTTCGCGACGGCGATCTTCTCCCGATCCGTCACCGCTTCCGCATCGACGCTGATCTGGCGCCAGTAGGGCTTCTGGTCGCGCTCGATCAAGTGCGGCGCGAAGCCCGTCCCCTGCCAGCGGGTGGCGCCGGCGTAGACGAAGTCGGTCGTGCCGTTGACGTACGCCTGCTGGGGCATGTACGTCGCGTCATAGGTGATCTTCAGGTCGCGGAACCCGATCGAGGTGGAGTGGTTGGCGACGTCCTCGTGGACGAGGGTGGCGGGGGCGGGTCGGTTGATCGGATGCCTCGGCAGCAGGAGCGGGAGGGCACCCGAGGTGTCCGAGATGTCGGGACCGGGCAGCGATTCCCAGTGGACCTCGAGGTCGGGGTCGATCCAGCAGTAGATCGGAAACCCCGCGAGGCCGCGCATCTCGTCGATCGCCGCGCGGAGGGTCGTCTGGCGCCACTGCAACCGGGACTCGCCAGTCGCGGGGTCGAGCATGATCCGGCGCGGGATCCAGTTGCGGACGTAGGTCGTCGAGCCGAGCTCGTCGAACGTCCAGGTGCTCCCCGTGTGCGAGGGCGCCGGCTCGAGCAGCGGAAGCCGGACGTAGGTGTCGAGCAGCGCTTTCAACGTATCGCCGTCGCGGCTCAATCCCTTCGCGTTGGGATCGACCGCGATGTGGGTCTGCCCGCCGTCGATGCTGATCCAGGTGTACCCGTCGGGAACCCCGACGAGGCGCTGGTCAAAGAGGGTGTTGAAGTCGCTCGCCGACAGGTTCCAGCGCCGGTAGGGGTGACCGGTCGGGAGCAGGAGATCGGCGTTCGTCACCTCGCCCCAGAACAGGTTGGCCCCCGCTCCGTCGGTCAGCTTCAGGACGTCCCGCCAGCCATCGGTGACGCCCCGGAAGCCCGACGTTCCGACGTCGTCCAGCGTGCTCTTGATGCCCTTCGCGTACTCGACTGACGAGCTCGTGTCACGGTCCTGGACGACGACGCTCGCCTGTCCGACCCCGTCGATTCGCTGCTCCCACGTCGCGCCCCACTCCCACGTCCCGTGGGGCGCACTGTCACCCGGACCCGGCATGGCCTCGCCGTTGATCGACAGCTCCGCGTAGGCCATCTACGCGCCCGTCGTTCCGGGAAGCGAGGTGAAGCCAGAGTTGAAGCCCGACGCGGTATTGAACAGCCGTTCGTCGACCTTCTTTGCCACTTGATCGCCGTCGATCTGGACCGTGATGTAGTTGTGGACATGCGTCGTGCCGCCCTCACCGCCACCCTGACCCTGACCGCTCCGCGAGGCGGCTCGGTTGATCTGATGGTTCGGGACGATGTACTCGGGGCCGTTCTCGCCGACCATCGCCATCTGGGGGCCGTGGAGCCCGACCCAGCCGCCGTCTGCGTAGCCGAGGATCGGACCAACCTCATTGCCACCCGGCACATCCGGTTGGACGAACTGCGGGCCGAGCTTCGCAGCGGCAGCGGTCACCGCGGCGAGGAGCGCGACGCCGATCACGGCTGGACCGAGCGCGATCCCGGTCGCGATCCCGGCATCGAGCGCGACGCCGATCGTGGAGCCGATCGGCCCGGCCGCCAGCGCCATCTCCGCGGCGACCGGCGTCAGCGCTGCCCTGAAGACTCCAAGCAACCCCGACAGTGCCGTCGCGGCGAAGCTGAACGCCGCCTGGAACGCGGACCCGACCACCCCACCGACGACCCCAACGGCCGTCGAGATCGCTGCCTGCTCCGCCTTGAGCGCCGCCGACAGGAGTGTCTTGATCTGGTCTACAACCGCGGCTGCCTTCGCCATCGCCATCGCGTAGGCGGCACCGACCGCCTGACCGGCGACGGCGACCGCGCCGAGGATCGCTGTCCCACCGAGGATCGTCGCGAGGTTGCCTGGGATCTTGGAGGCGTCGAAGTTCTTGGTCGCGTTACCGATCGCATCACCGAGGAGACCGGGCAGCTTGCCGAGCGCGCCGACGACGGCGTTGGCGATGGCCGCGCCAATCGGGATTGCCGCTGCACCGATCGGGCCGATCTGCTGTCCCAGCCATGTGATGACCTGAGTGGCGAGGGCGCCGAGCGCGTCGATCGCCCTGCCGACCATCGGGCCGATCCAGTCGATGAAGATGCCGGCCCACTTCTGGATCGCGCCGGCCCAGTCCTGTGCGCCGATCCACGCAACGACCCGAGTCGCGAGATCGCCGAGCGCGCCGATGGCCGTCTCGATCATCGGCCCGATCCAGTCCACGAACGCCGATGCCCAGACCCCGAGCTGATCGAGCCACGCCGGAGCCTGCGCGACGATCCATGCCGCGACCTGGCTCGCGAGATCGCCGAGCGCTGCAAGCGCCGGCGGGATCATCGGCCCGATCCAGCCGATGAAGGCACCGGCCCACGTCTGAACTTGCGCCAGCCAGCCGGGAGCCTGCGCGCTGATCCACGCGCCGATCTGCCCCGCGAAGTCACCGAGCTGAGCAAGGGCCACCGGGATCATCGGAGCGATCCATCCCGCAAACGCCTGCGCCATCTGCGGGATGCGCCCGACAAAGTCGTTGGCGACCGCCGCGAGGTGGGGCGGGATGCTCGCGAGCGCGGCACCGAGGTTCGGGAACGTGTCGATCCAGTCCCCGACGGCATCGACGCCCGCGCTGATGTGCGAGACGAGGTCGGTGAGGAACGGCAGCAGGGGAGTGCCGACCGTGATGAGCAGGTTGCCGAACGTCTCGCCGAGGATCGCCGTCTGGCGGTGGAACGTGCCCATCCGCTCCTCGGCCTGCGCCGCCGCGGTGCCGTTGGCGTGGTGCATCTTCTCGAGCTCGGTCGCGTAGGCGGCGAAGTTCGGACCCGTGGTGGCGAGGGCAAACTTGAACCCGTCGAGCCGGCCGAACAGGTCCTGGAACGGGACGTTGTTCTTCTCGGCGGCCTCGCGCATCTCCTGGAGGGCGACGACGACGCCCTTCTCGCCAGCGATCTTGGCGAAGTTCAGGTGCGTCTTCTCCTGGAGATCGTTGAGGTCCGCGTTCGGCTTCAGCATCTCGACCATCGCCCGGTTCATCTGGGTCGTCGTCTCGGCGGCCGGCGTGCCGCGGGCGGTCAGGACGGCGTAGCTCGCGGCGATCTCGTCGATGCCGACGTGCATCTGGCTCGCGAGCGGGGCGACATCGGCGAAGGTCGACGCGATCTGGTCGGCGGTCAGCTTGCCGTCCTGGACCGCGAGGGCGAACTGGTCGGTCGCCTTCGCGGCCCCAGCGGTGTTGAGGTGGTACGAGTTGATCGCGGACGTCAGCAGATCGACGGTCTGCTCGGTCGTCGCGAGGCCACCGATCGCGAGGGTCGTCGAGTCCTTCAGGACCGCCATCGCCTGACCCGCTGGCACGCCCGCCGAGAGGAGGTCGTAGAACGCCTTGGTCATCGTCGAGAGCGGCTCGCCGGTGGACTGCGCCATCGCCCGGATCGAGTCGCCGGTCTTGGTCAGCTCCTCGGGCGTCTGGTGGGCGATCGTGTTGATGATCGCCATCTGCTCTTGGAAGTCGCCGGCCGACTTCGCCGCGAACCCCAACCCGACCGCGGCTACGGCGCCGGTGGCGAGCATCGCCACGCCCGCCGCGTGGGCGGCACCCGCGACGATGCTGTGATGGTTCGATGCGGTCGACGAGTAGCCCTTCAGGGCGGCCTCGGACTGGGCGACGCTCGCCATGAGCTGCGTGTTGTTGCCCAGCAGGACCGTGACGAGCTCGCCGACAATCGCCATTCAGTCAGTCCTTCGGGCGACGCTTGAACCGGGAGAACGTGGCGTGGATCTTCGCGGTCAGCTCGTCCGGTGTCGGCGGACGCTCAGCCGCGGGCTGCTGGTGCTCGGCCTCGACGGTCCAGAACGCGATCCACTCGGAGAACTCGGCGGAGTTCACCGCTTCTTGGCAGGCTGCGACGGACGGGTGACCGAGCTCACGGGTCAGTCGGAACCAGAGGAACCGTTCGGGTCGGCTTTTAGGCCGGTGGTCAACGCCTCCATGTCCTTCTTCGTCAGGCCGGACAGGCGGCGGGCTCGGTCAGCGATCCGATCGAGCGGAGCCGCGTCGAGCTCGCCGAGCGCGACAAGGTCGGCCTCGGTGAAGAGGCGGGCGCCGGATTCGTCAACCGCTGTCATCGACACGAGGCGCACGCGGGCGAGCTCGGGGTGGACGATCTGCGTCGTCGGGGCTTCGCCCGGAGCGCCGGGGATGATCCGCATCGAGCTCATCTCGAACTCGCCGCGCTCGGCCCCGGTCATGGCCTTGACGATGACGCTGCCACCGCCCCACTCCGGGGTCGGCTCAAGTTCGGTGCGTGGCGCACGCTTCGCGAGGATGTCGTCGCGGGTCAGGATCTTCGGCTTGCTGGTCATTTTGACCTCTTCTCTTCTACGTCTCGAATCCAGTGGAGACCCTCCTGGCAGCGCTGGATCGCGAGGCTGATCTCACGGTCCGGCTCCAGTCGGTTCTCGGTCTTCAGGCGCTCAATGACGGCCAGCAGGATCGTGGCCGGGGTGTCGCCCGAGTTGTCGCCAGCTCGCCAGACGAGCAGGGACCGCTGCGGGCGGTGGGGCGTATTGCCCATGTCTCACCGCTATTGGTACAAACGGCTAGAGGGTGACGGGGCCGGTGACGGCGAGCTTGATCTGGAGGGTCGCCTTCTTCGAGTGCGGGGTCTTGATGTCCCAGTCCACGCAGTAGGCAGAGAAGCTGATGACCTCCGAGGCGTACGGGCTCGGCGGGGTGAGGGTGAACGACTCGAGCGTCCGGGCCTGCATCGCGGTCAGGAGCCCCTGCTGGGTCGTCGAGCCCGGGATGTAGTTGCAGTTGAACGAAACGTCTCCGCCGTCCAACAGCGTCGGGATCCATTCCTTGTAGAAGCCCGTCGAGGACTGGTTGGTGACGTCGTCCTTCTCGGCCTTCTGCTCCGGACCCGAGATGTCGATGACCTCTTCGATCGTGTTCCCGTTGTGGGCGAGGAGCCAGCCGGGGCCGGCGACAGCGTTTGACATGTGCGTTGGTTCCTTTCAGCCGGCGCTACGGCAGGGTGATGACGGCGATCTTCACTTCGGCATGGCTCTCGTCGATCCAGAGGTAGTCCGAGACCTTGACGACCGTGCCCGCCGTGATGTCGGTGCTGAAGCCCAGCGGCGCGCCGGAGCGGCTGGCCGCGACGCGGAAGGTGGTCGACCCGAGCGAGGTGGACACGACGTAGTAGTCGGTGTCGGTGACGAGCCCGCTGCCGCCGGTCAGGGACGTGAAGCGGACGACGTCGTTGACGGCGAAGCCGTGGGCGCCGGTCGTGTCGATGATGTCGTCGGTCGCGGCCGACGGGTCGGCGAGGGCGACGTCGGGGCCGACGTTCGACCAGCCGTTCACCTTGAACGGCCCGAACGGCAGGCTGATCTCACCGGCTCCGAGCGAGTAGGCGGTGATCGTGCCGAGGCGGTTGTAGGTGTCGACCGACGAGGTGAACGTCACCGTCCGCGCACCGGCTCCCGTGTTGTGGGCGATGACGACCGTCTTGCCCTCGACGATCGGGGTGTAGTGACCGTTGGTCGCGTCGCCGGCGGTCTCGACGAGATCGGCGGCGTTGGCGGTGAGCGGCGTGACGGGGTAGCTGCCCACCACGCTCTGGGCTGCGATGAGGACTCGTGCGGCCATTTGTCGTGCTCCTTTACTGGCTGACGGCGCCGGCTGACGAGAAGGCCACGACATCGAGCGCGCGCCAGTAGCGGTGCGTGTCGGTCTCGTGGCCCTCGGCCTGGCTCTGTGGGTACTCGATGTGCGATCTGGCGAAGGGCGTCCGGGTCCGGTTCCCGAAGATGGCCGCGAGCCCGACCGCGATCGGGGTGAGGTCGGCGTACGACAGAGACCAGATCCGGAACCGCCATCGCGGGTAGCGGTACTGCTCGTCGGTCTGGGTCGCGTCGGTGGGTTGCGTCCAGAGCTGGTAGGTGATCGCGGGCATGAGCGGGAACAGGACCGCACCAGTGGCGGGGTCCTTGATGGTCGGCGGCAGGACGACCGGGTAGATCCGGTCGCCGATCAGCGCCTCCAACGTGGCATCCGCGATGACCGCTGACCGGATGAGCTCTGGATCACTCATCGGATCGCCCGCGTGACGTGCTCACCGATCACGTCGAACACTTCCGAGGCGCGCTCCTCGGATGCCTGGTGTGCGACCGGATGAGCGGCCTGTCGGCTGTCGCCGAACTCGAGGATCGGGCCGTACGGGACATCGGACGAGACCGTGACGTGATCGCCATCCCGGTTGACCGTGACTGAATCCAGGTATCGCCCGGTATCGACGAGCCCCTCGGATTGGATGCCCGCCCGCCACGCCTCCGCGATGACGTTCGCGCCGGCCTCGGTGCCCTCGCGCTCGGCGGCTTCGATCTCGGCGACCTTCGCGCTGAACCCCGCGAGAACGCCGGACAGTCCGAACACGCTCACAGCGGGATCCGCCGGGCGCGGACCTCGAGGTGGTGGCCCTTCCCCCCGGCGTCCATGACGAACACCGCCTGGTAGGTCTGCTGCGGCTCGATGTCGGTCCGCCGGATCTTGCGCAGCTCGCGGATGCTCGCGTCGGGCAACAGGTAGATGCGGGTGTCGACGAGCTCCGGTCCGGCGCCCGGACCCTCGGGCCACTTGGCGGTCATCTCCTGGACGAGCCCCGGGACCTCGATGGCGCCCTGCCACTCGATCTCGGTCCCTGCGGTGCTCGTCGTGTCGCCGATCGGCTGGCCCGTCTCGTCGATGAACAACTGGCCCGTGCCGTCAGGGGACGCGGCCGGGTCGGTCTGGGTGATGAGCAGGGTATGGATAAGCCGGTCGCGGAAGCTCACGCCACACCGATCCCCGAGGTCAGCGTGGCGAGGATCGCGGCCCGCTCCTTCTGGTAGTTCCATTGCGCGTTCGAGCCGTGCGACACCGAGTACGAGCCGATCGTCTCCTGGCTGATCCCGGGCGAGTAGGAGAGGTCGAGCTGGACGAGCTCCAACTGGACGCGCCGGCGGTTGGATTCGTCGCTGACCGGCTCGTAGGTCACGGCCGAGCGGAACCAGCGGAAGCGCGGGTTCGTCCCGGTCCGCAGTCGGCGGAGGGTCTGGCCCGAGCTGCTCAGCTCGTAGTCGTCGGCGGACAGCGTCGTCCCGACCGAGGCCGAGACGAAGCCGTACTCGACGACCGAGATGATCGACTGCGCCGGACGACCCAGGCGGAGGAGGTCGCCCTCGGCCTCGATCAGCTCGGTCACCGCACCGGCTGGGCCGATGGCGTTGACGATGTCCTCGGCTGCGGCGTCGAGGAGGATCGTCAGGGCGGCGTCGGTCCGCTCGGTCGTGGCGAGGAGGCGGAACTCATCGACCGTCAGCATCTACGTCACCTTGAACGAGCACGAGCCGATGGACTGTGGGTGCGGGTAGTGGGTATTGCGAACGGTGACGGTCCAGTTCCCTGTGAGCGGAGTCGCCCACTGGTAGGACACGGTTCCTGCGGGTCCCTGCGGCCACGTCCACGTCTGCGCCGTGGGATCGGTCAGGTAGAAGTCGAACCCGACGCTCGCGCTGGCGGTGATCGTGAGGGTGGCGTTCGCTTGCACCGAATTGGGCGTGACCGAGCACGAGCCTTGCGTCTTCGCTGCGCTTACTGGAGACGCGAGGGCGAGGACGAGCAGGATCGCTCCGATGGTCCTCACGACGCTTGGGTGATGAAGCCGATGGCGACGAGGGCGTCAACGATGTCCTGCGCCGTGGGGGTGGCAGGGACCTCGGGAGCCGCACCGAAGTAGATCAGGCCGTTCGCGTTGAGTTCGAGCCCGTTATTCGAGCTTCCATCGTAGAGTTGGACTGAGCCGTGCGATCCGCCCGTCACGTTCGGACCAGCCTGGATGATGACGCTGCCGCCGTCGTCGGTCTGACCCGTCCCAGCGACGATGTTGATGCTGCCGCCTTCGGCGCTGTCTCCTTGGGAGCCAACCCGTAGGTCGATGTCGCCCGCTTTCCCCGACGGGGCGTTGCCGGACGAGACGATCACGGCCCCACCGTCACCGCCGTCGGTATCGGCGCCGGCGAAGATGTTGACCTGGCCGCCGTTCTGTCCGCCGCTGTTGCCGGATACGAGGGTCAGCTCCCCGCCGACGTGGGTCGCGTCCCCATCTGCCGCCTGGATCGAGATTTCGGCCCCGACTCCGAGCGTGCTGATCGTCGCGTGGTCGTTCTCGCCCGCCGCGAGGCCGAGCGTCACGTCGCCACCGGCCTCGACGAAGGTGAGGTTGGCGCTCCCGACCGCATCGGTCCCGTCCATGAACACGATCTGGGTATCGGTGGCGGCGATGGTGCTACCTCCCCCGCCGCCACCCGCTGCCGGATCGCTCCACGCGGTCGCGCCCGAGCCGGTCTTGACGTACAGCGCGGTGCCTGCCATGTGGTAGGTCGAGCTGATCGCGCTCGGGATGCCCGCGCCCGTGGTGGGGTCGATTGAGCCCGTGAGGGTCAGGATGGTGCTCGAGACATTGGCCCAGTAGGCCGCGCCCGAGGTCGGGTCCTTCGTGTCACCGCGGTCGGAGCGCGCCTGGTAGAGCACGCCCGAGCGCAGCACGACGTCACCGCGGTCGTAGAACGTATTGGCGTCCCATGTGCCGATGAACGGGGCGAGGCCGCGGACGGGTGACGCCATCAGGCCATCGCGTAGGTGGACGGGACGCCGGGGCTGTGGATCGCGGTCACGTCGTTGGTCGAGGTCGTGGCGATCTTGAGGAAGCCCGACCACGGCACGTCGAAGACGTAGACGCCCTCGGCGATCGACGCCTTCAGCGTCGCGATCGTCCCGCCCGCGTCGGACACGGTGATCGCGGCGGCCGCGGTCGTGTTGACGGCGATCGCGTGGAGGTGCCCGCCGCCGATCGCGGCGTACGAGCCCGCGGTGACGCCGACGACGATCGTGTCGTTGCCGGTGTTGATGACCCAGCCCGCGCCCGTGACGCTGGTCACCGAGCGGAAGACCTTGGTCCCCGTGGCGATCGTGCCGTCGAGCGGCGTGATCGTCTCGGTCAGGGCGACGCCGAACAGGTCGGTCCCGACCACGGTGATCGTGCCGAGCGTGTCGGTGACGCCGCCGACCTGGGTGTGGGTCACGGTGATGAGCGCGCCACCGGCCCACACTGGGCTGGCGTTCGCGATCGTGTACGTGCCGACCTTCATGTTGGCCGAGGCAACGATCCGGTTCGGAACCGCGGCCGTCGTCGCGGCGATGTTGGTCGACTTGTTCATCTAGCGGCCTCGCTTCTCGCCGGGCGCCGCGGTCGCCTGCTCGACCGGGTGAAGGCTGTCGACGGCGCCGAACATCGAGGGGAACGCCTTGACGACCGGGTGGTTGTCCTCGAAGTTCTGGCCCTGCCGGACCTGGACCGACTTGCCGGGGGTGACCCGGCCCGCGACGACCTTGCCGTCGAGCTTGGTATCGGGTTCCTTGGTGTCCTTCGACAGACGGCCGACGAACGACTGAAGCGCGCTAACGGTTGCCACGTTGGGCTCTCCTTGACTAGCGGGATGGACGAAGAAGCCCCGGCCGGAAGGGGGCGCCGGCCGGGGCTTGGGGAGAGGGGGATTAGTTGATGTTGATCTGGCGACCGGCGTCCGCATTGAGCGGGCCGGCGGTGTTGCGCCAGATGGCGGCGAGGCCGCGCTGGCCGGTGGGGAAGCCCGTCGTCGCGTCGAACATGTTGGGGATGATCTCCACCTCCATGCCGGCTCGGTCGACGATGATGTAGTTCTTGGGGGCGACGAGGATGCCGACGACCGTGTCGTCGCCGGTCACCGTGACCGGAGCCGAGGGCGTCTCCCAGACGGGATAGCCGAGGAGGCTCAGCCCGGTGTTGCCGCCCGGGTTGTTGGCCGGATCGCCGACGGCCGGGTAGCCGAGGGTGGAGTTGAAGTACTTGCCGTAGGCCGTCTCGAAGCCCTGGACGATCCGGATGACGCCACGGGCGAGCATCCAGACCGCGTCCCGACGGAAGCGGAGCGGCAGGGCCGCCTCGGTCGCGTCGAGGTCGGCGACCGCGAACGTGTTGTCGGTGATCGTCTCCTTGACCGTGAACTTGCCCTTGACGAACATGCCCGAGGGGAAGACGGTCGTGCCGACGCCGATGGAGAACTGGGTCTCCTCGTTGGTGGCCTTGCCCTCGTCGATGATCGACGACAGCTCGGACACGAAGTCGGGCCGGTCCTGAAGGGCCTCGCGTGACAGCGTCACGAAGGCGTCCGCCCGCTGGGCGGTGTAGGTCGGCAGGGCGAACGTCGGGCCGCCCTCGGTCATGGCGTCACCCTCAGCCCGGTACTGGGCCGCGATGGCACCGGCGCTCACGCCGCGCCAGACGTTGCCGCCAACGATCGTCTCGACCCGGCAGATCTGCCGGAACGGGTTGATGTTCGTGTAGGCGCCGGTGTGGATGATCGTCGGGTCGAAGATGTACGGGACCGCGTAGCCGCCGGTCGTGGTCGTGCCGACGACCGCGAGGGCCGCGGCGCGCTCCTGCTCGGGGGACAGGTGACGGCCCGCGACGAGCGCCTCGAACGCGCTCCGGTAGGCCGGGTTGCCGGTCTGGAGGAAGCGGGTCGCCATCTCCTTGTCGGGCGAGTCCTTGAAGTCAAGGAGGTGGGCCGCCTGCTCGCGGGCCGCGTCCTGGGTGATGTTCGGGTTCGGGAACCGGCTCGTCTCGACCGAGCGCATCGCGTTGTCGCGGAGCCCTGAGCGGTACTCCTCGTCGCTGCGCGATCCGCTGCGGAGGCCGCCGATGTCGTAGATGTCGGACTGGCCCTTGCGGTTGATCTGGTTGACGACCGGCGGGCTGTACGGGGCGGTCTCGCGGAGCTGGGCGTTCGCGGCGTTGGCCGCGATCCGGGCCTGGCGGGCGTCCCATGCGGCGACGTCGCGCTCGAGGTCGTCCTGCTCCTTGACGGCCGCGTCCCAGCGGGCCTGGACATCGGGCGGCATGACGCCCGGGTACTCGACGCCGGTCCGACTCTGCTCGGCCTTGAGCTCGTCGATGCGCGCCGTCTTCTCGTCGCGGGTGATGTAGTCCACGGTTCGGTTCTCCTGAGAATCAAGAGACCCGCTTCTCAGCGGGTCTTCGGTGGGGGCCGGCATGGCCGGCGGTGGGTCGGGTGGCCGCGGAGTGTCCGGTTCGAGCGGCTCACTCGGAGTGCTCGCCGGCGGCTCATCGGACCGGGCTGCGGCTCCGGCCGGGGCCGGAGTGCGGGCGACTTGGGCGGAGCGCAGGAGCGACTCGAATGCCTCGGGGTCGCGGCTGCGCTGGTAGAAGTTGTCGGTGGTGGAGCGGATCCCCGCCGTGGCCGCGGGGTTGGCCGGGAACGTCACCGGGCCGAACTCGTAGACGCGGGCCTCGGTGATCGTCCGCTCGGGCAGGCCGTCGGGGTTGTGCGCGGAGCGCGCCGGGGTGTAGTCCCAGACGTCCTTCTCGACGGTGAAGCGGAAGGACGAGCCGTACACGCCAGCGATGAGGCCCGGGGCGAGATCGCGGTTATAGCTCGTGTCGAACAGCGGGACGACGTAGCCCGCGTCCGTCCCGAGCTCCTCGATCGGCCCGAGGATCTTGTTGCCGATCTGCGGGTCGTGGCCGTGGTCGTAGAGGACCTTCATCGAGGCGCGGCTCTCGCTGATCGTCTTCTCGAATGCGCGGGTGCCGACCGATTCGAGGAAGTGGCCCTCGATCAGCGAATCCACCTCGTACCAGTCGCCAAAGGTCGAGAAGCGGCCGACCATCGTCGGCATCCCCTCCGACGCCCGGGTCGTGATCGGTCGCGCCTCGGCACGGGTGACGGGGAAGGGCAGGCGGGCCGGCGGAACGCCAGCGAGGTCTTCAGGGTTCATGGTTTGGCTCCTGGCGTGACGGGTTTGCCGTTGCCGGCGGGTGTCTGGTTCTGGATCTGGACCGAGATCCCGGTCTTCTTGCCCTTGAGCCGCTTCCAGTCGTTGGCGACGATCGCATCGACGATCGCGTCGGCGTCCCAGCCGCCGTCGGACAGGGTCCGCAGGGCGGTCGCGTCGAGGGCTCGGACCTCGGCCGCGGACTTGATGTCGTCCTTGAGCGCGGGGATGCCGCGGATGTCGTACCAGAGCCTCGTGCCCGACGGGGTCCGGATGATCTGCTCGAGCGATCCCGCGGCGTTCCGCCAGGCCGGGCTCATCGTCAGGTCGGCGAACAGGCGCATCGCGCTCGTGAAGCCCTGGCCCGCGTTGAGGCTCGACCCGCTGAGCCCCTCGGACAGCCCCGCGAGGACCGCCGGCACCCCGGCCGCCGCCGCGATTCGCGTCTCGCCGCCACCCTGGACGACCTTGAAGTCGAGTTGTTTGAGGTCCGAACCGACGACGGTCGCGTCCACCCCGGCGGTGAAGCCCATCATCTTGTAGGCGTTGGTCACGCCTGCGTGGTTCTGCTTCAGGTAGTTCATGAATTCGGTGAGCTTGTTGACGTCGGTGTACTGCGTCTTGACCACGAGGTTCGGCGTGCCGCCGTGCTCGAAGTACTTGAGGCGGTGCTCGGTCATCGCCTCGTCGGCCATGACCTCCCGGACGATCGGGGTCAGCCAGCTCATCCCGCGGACCTTCGTCAGCGGATCCGGAGTGGTCGCGAAGTGGGCGACCTCGCTCACGTCGAGGAAGACGAGGGGCCGGCCGCCCGCCTTGCCGCCCGGCTGGTAGGCGTAGCCGAGGAGTTCGGCGTCGAGGTCCCACAGGTTCCCGTTTGGATCGGGCGAGCCGTGGATGATCTGGGTCCAGTCGGGGCGCATCCGGACGAGCCGGTTGCGGCGCCTCGCGACGAAGGCGTTGCCCGCGAAGTCGTTGTCGGTGATGAGGTACTTGAGGAGATCGCCGGTCGTCGCGCCGGGCCACGGGTGGGCGAGGAGCGCCGTCTCGCCGGTCGCGGGGTTCCGCCCGTCCCGTCCGTCCTCGAAGTCGCCGGGCAGCCCGCCACGCATGTCCTGGAAGGCGAAGCGGGCCTCGGTGAACAGGTCCCGCCGGGCGCGGACGCAGGCGAACACGACCGCGTTCGACATGTACGCCCGGTAGACGAGGCTCTCGTAGCCGACGTCGATGTCCTCGACCTTGCCGCCGATCGTCTGGTGGAGCCCCGCCAGCGGGTAGCTGTGGCCGTTCATCAGGGCGATCTCGAGCCCGCCGTCCCATGCCGAGCGAGCGGAGCCGAGGAGTGATTGGAGACGGTTCACCGCTTCACCTCAACGCCGAGCAGGCCGAACGCGGCAAGTCCCGCGCCTCCTGCGATCAGGGCGAGCGGCGGATAGATCAGGAGGATGCCGACGACCACGAGGCCGAGCCCGGCGAGGATGAAGGCATCGGCGCGACGGGTCATGCGAACGCCACGCCGGCGCTGAACTCGACGTTGCTGTGGGTCATCAGGCGGGCGACCGCCATGTCGAGCGAGACCATGCCGTCGATCCGTTCCGTGCTCAGGCGCTTGGATGGCTTCTGGTTGCCCGCGGCGTCCGTCTCGACCTCGACGTTGCCGGCCATCCAGCGGAGGATCGGGTGGCCGCCGTGGTGGAGCTTGTGCTCGAGGATCGCCCGTTCGATCTCGCGCCAGCCCGGCGCGAGCCCGGCCATCGTCTGGGGGATCACGACCATCGCCGCGCCGTCGGCGGCGAGATCGGTCGCGAGCTGTGTCGCGTTCCAGCGGTCGAAGCCGATCTCGATGACCTCGTGCGCCTCCGCGAGCGTCTGGTTCTCGGCCTTCACGAAGTCGTAGTCGGTGACGTTCCCGGGCGTGGCGATCAGATAGCCGTCGCGGACCCAGTCGGCGTAGGGCACGCCGTCCACCCGGGAGCGGTGGGCGATGCCGTCTTCCGGGCAGAAGAACCGGCACAGCACGTCGTATCCGCCGTCGTCGGTCTCGGACACGAACAGGAACGCGGTCAGATCGCGGACCGACGCGAGGTCGAGCCCACCGCAGCCGGTCCGCGTCCCCGCGAACACCCGTTCCTCCCAGTCGTGGTAGTCCTCGCCGGCCTCGAGCCCCGAGCCCGCGTCCCACTCGTCGATGTCGATGGCCCGCGTCGCGACCCCGGTCGGGACGTTCATCCGGAACCGCAGGAACGGCGCGAGCTTTGCCGGGCTGCGCTTGGCGAGCGCGGCCTGGTCGCGAAGGGCGTCGACCCGGACGGACACCCCGAGGTTCGGGTTGGCCTTCGGCCAGACCGCCTCGTCGAACGGGTCGTCGCCCTCGTCGAGCGTGTAGATCAGGACGAGCATCGAATCGTCGGTCGCGCGCCCCTCGACGACGGCGAGGGCATCGGCCCGCATCGTGGCCCAGACCGACTCCCGTTTCACGCCCGCCGTGGTGATGTAGGCACCCATCGGCTGGGATCGCGAGGCGGTCGCGGTCTCGACGTTGTCGATCGGATCCTGGCTGTCGAGGACGTGGAGCTCGTCGACGAGGAAGCCGTGGGGGTTGATGCCCTGGTCGCCGGTGTCGGAGTCGCGCCCGAGGGGCTGCCAGAACGACGCCGTGGTCTCGTTGACGAGGCGCTTGCCGACCTTCCGGATGCGGGCCGCGATCGAGGCGTTCTTGGCCGCGAACTGGACGCCGTCAGACCACGACAGCTTGGCCTGGTCTTCCTTGGTGGCGAGGCTGTAGCACTCGGCGCCCGGCTCGTTGTCGAAGAACGCGAGGAGCAGCATCAGCCCGGCGCCCAGGAGCGTCTTGCCGTTCTTCTTGGCGACCTCGATGTACAGCCGGCGGAACCGGCGCAGCCCGTCGGCCCGCTTCCAGCCGAAGGCGGCGCCGATGATGAACAGCTGCCACGGCTCGAGGTGGATGAACGCGCCCTTGCCGTTGTCCTCCCGCCCGAGATCGCCCTTGTAGTGGCGGAGGAGGGCGTAGAACGCGATCGCCTTCGACGCGGCGGCCTCGTCGAACCACAGCCCGCGGTCGTTCGAGAGGTCGGCGAGATGACGCTCGGCTGCCTTGCGAATGTAGACGCCGGTGACGTACCGGCCGGCGACCACGTCGAGGGCGTACTGCGTGACCGGATGGGGCGGTGGCGGCGGTTCCATCCGGCGGCGAGCGCGCGGCGCGAGGGTCGACACGGTCATTGCGCGGCCCATTCGGCGAGCGGATCGGAAATGACCTTCTTGTTGACATCGGTCAGAGCTGACCGAGCCGCCGGGGTAAACCCGAGCTCACGGGCGAACGCCCGGACCAGATCGGCGTTATCGCGGACGACTTGGTGCAACGGGTTCTTGACGAGATCGCCCTGGCGGGCGCCCTTGACGAGCGGGCCGCTGCGCTCCAAGAGTTCGGCGGCATGCTCATACCGCACGACCGCCTCGCAGTAGACGCGGAGAGCATCGGCATCGACGCCGGTGAGGACGCCGGTCGCGCCGTAGTCGGCGATGATCCGATCCCAGACTGCCGTGGCCCGATCGCTCATGCCGGCGGACCGGACTGGCAGCCCCGTGGGTTCGGGCACATCGGGAATCGGGCGGCGCCCTGGATTGCCTCGGAGCACGCGGAGCTTCGCCGGTGTTGGGGCAGGACCACGCTTACCCATCGAGGCGCTCCGCGGTCTTGCCGGTGAACCTCTCCCAGCGCTCGATCGCTACCGCGTTGTTCGGGTTCGCCAGCAGGTCGGTGGGCGGCACGAGCTCCGACCCGACGATCCGGTTGCGCCAGGCGGTGGGGCTAGCCATCTGACGCATTCCGCGAAACCTGCGACGCTCGGGGAACACCCGGGACGCTCCTCC